GTCGTGCGCCCAGATCTCGAGGAGCGACTTGATCTCCATGACGATGAACGCCGTGCATAGGGCAAGGTAGCAAGGTGAGAACGGGAGTTGTAGCCCTCCGAGAAGGGCAACGTCCGCAAAGAGCGCACCGCACATGAGAAGGATGTTCTGCATCTTGCGGATGAGCCCGTCCCTCAGCTTGTGGCTTGAGAACTCGTCATGAAGATGTGCCGAGAGGCATCCGGCCATGACGTCAAGCCCGGTGAGGACCAGAACGCAAATGGTCCCCACCTGAGCCGACGTCTCCGAGATTGGGGCGGTGACAAGATGGATCAGCTCGCCCATGACTCTACTCCGCCTGGATCGCGCACCAACGGATGCGGATGTTCTTGGTCGCGCTGGTAGAGTTGTAGGCGTTGACGTTGAAGCCGGTCTTTCCCTCGCTGCTGGTTGAGAGGAACACGCCGTTAGGAGCCGTGCCGCCGCCGCTCACCAGAGCGCTGAAGTACGGATTTTGAGAGCCAGCAAACTCCTTGGTGAGGTCAATGTGGGTTGAGGTGTTGCTGTTCGGAGCAATGGACACGTCAACGTAGCCCTGCTCGTACTGCACCACCTGGCCGACCTCGAGCGCCGTGACGCGCGTGTTGAGCGATGCCACGCCGTTGTTTGCGGTGCTCGCCGCTGTGAGGGCGGTCTGGGCATTGGTGGCGGCATCGGTCGCTACGCTGCTCGCGGCCGTTGCCGTGGTGTTAGCCTCGTTAGCCGAGGTCTGCGCGGCCTGAGCGACGGAAAGCGCACTGGCGGCACTGTCAAGCGCGACCTGCGCATTCTGCACGGCCTGGGCGACACCCTGTGCCGCGCCGGTAGCGGTGTTGCCGATGGTGTTGAGCGCGGCGTCAATCTTGATCATGCTCGAGTTGTACTGGTCCCTGAGGTCGGGGACGTCGTTGCTCTCGTAGGTCTCGAGCTGATAATAGGTGGTCTGTCCTGCCATTTTTGAACTCCTTAGAACGGATAGCCGGATGCCGTGCCGGCGCCGGGAGCGCCGATGGTGCCATTGTTGCTGTAGGTCCTTGCGTATGCCGCCATGCCGAACACGTTGAGGCCGCTCGTCGCGAGGGCCTCGACGGTCATGAGGTTTGCCATCCCATCACCGAGCTCGCCAACGGATGCGCCGAGGAGAGCACAAGTGTCCTTGTGAGCAAGCCTCATCGCCTGCTTGCTGTTGACCATGTAGCCGAGTTGGCAAGCCCAGAGGTCACCGTAGGTTGTGATGGGGCCAACCTCCTTGAGGATGTCGGCCTTGAGGTTCGCAAGCGTGACAAGCATTTGGGCCTTGTAGGCGTCAAACTCGTCATCCTGCTTCTTGTTCTCGTCATCGACGTACTCGACGGATGCCTCCTGGATCATGTGATAGTAGATCCACATGATCTGGTCCTGCGGTGTCATCATTTCGCCAAACGTCCTCTTGGTGACGTCGTACATGGGCATGGTCGGGATGCCTGCGTTGTAGATGCTCATTTCTGTCACCTCCTCTAGTTAATCCTATCATTCCAGACCTGGACGAAGAGCGGCTCAAGCCTGTCAAACACGATGAGGTCGGCATTGTTGATTCCTTCAATCCAGATCTCTGCCGCTGCCACGAGGGTGCCGGCCTGCGTCTTGGTCTTGGTCACGTAGTTGCTCGTGCCGGTCCTCGAGGCGTCCGCATCGGCCGACGTCTTGTTGCCGGTCAGCGTGGTAGCGTAATCGTCATGCCCGCCGATGAGCTGGACTTGAGGCGTGTCGGAGAAGATCTGCCTCGCGTCACCGGTGCTCTTGCTCGTCTCGTTGCCTGTGCTCGAGGAATTGCCTACCGTCTCCGAGATGACGAAGAAGGGATCCTCGTCCCTCAGCGCCTCATAGAGTCGATTGATCTGCGGCATCTGCTCGTTGAGCTTGCGGTTGAGGAAGAAGATGAACTGTTGTGGAGTCCGAGCGGAGAACTCGCGGAACCAGAAGTGCTCCTGGATCTTGCGGTTGAGAATGTCGCGATACGCCTCATCGAAGATTGGATAGTCCCTCATCCCCAAATCGAAGCCGTAGCCCTCAACAATGTCGCGCATCGTGTAAAAGACATACGGATAGTAAGGGTCGTTGTCGATGGTGGCGAAACCGTTGAGCCATGCCATGCTTACCACTCCCCACTTGCGTCCGTGGGCATCTGCTCGAACTCATGACCAATGCTCCACTTGACGCTTATCTCAGTGCCGAAAATCTCGTTAGCACGGTCACAGAACTGTTGCCGCGCCTTGAGCCTGCTCATCCTCATCACCGCGATCTGCTCGTTGTTGGATAGAACCTCAGCCGTCTGGACCCTCTCCCGCTTGTCATTTTGCTGGTTGTCGATGCCGAGGAGCGTGTAGACCTCGCCCACGATAGCCTTTTTGTCCTCGATGAGCTTGTCACCGACGTAGGGGACTTGCAGGTTGAGTACGTTGATGCCGTTCACGTTCATCGCGTTCCTGTTGATGAAGATAGCCGGCTCACCGTCCTTGATGTTGGAGAAGAGCGCCCTAGCGCCGCGCTGGTTCTCCTCGTCCGCCTCGATGATGAACGGGTGCCTTTGTGCCATGGTGTGGAGGTCAAACGTCCTATCGATCTCAGCGATGCGCCGCGCGTATGCGTCAATCATGTCGAACAAGGGGATGCGAGAGATCGAGTCCCAGCAGATCGCGCAGTCTGCCGGGTGGATGATGGGCGGGAGCCCACTCCTCGCACCTGATAGGTCCACATGTTCACTTGCGTAGCGGGTCCAGTAATCACCGTTGACTGAGATGAGACGCACCTTGCAGGGGTTGCCGTAGATGTCCAGCTTGCCCTCAGGAGTGGCCGGCGCCGCCACGAAATCGGGGAACGTGTTACCGAGAACGTCAACGATGTTGTTCTGCCTGGTCGTTAGGGCCATGTTACCGCGAAAGAAGATCATCTTCTCCCAGTAGTCGGGAGGGATGCTTTCCGGAAGCCCCTCCCACGTGAAGCAGCTTATAGCCGCCTCGACGAATCGGTTGAACCAAATCCTGTATGTCCTGAAATTTAGGACGTCACTCTGCCACCTGCTTGCGTAGCTCTTGCCGAGCATCATGATCTCAGGTGGAACGAGAATAGGCTCACTGCTCTTTGCCATCAATAACCCCAATCCTCTTTGCTCTCGTCAACCTGGTTGAAATCAAGTGACGGGCTACCAATCATTGCCGGAGAATTCCAGACGGTGACGCCCCTCTCGAGAATTCCCTTGATGGTCAAAAGCTCATCCTCGGTTGCGTGGGGGCTTTGTAGGTAGCATTCCCTCATCTTCCAGTAGCTAAAGCGCGTCATGACCTTTAGTTGCCTGAGGGGACGAAATGCGCCTTGCACGAACTCGTTTACCTGGTAGCCGTAACGGGACCAGAAATCCGCGATTCGGTTCTGCGGTCCGCGAGTTATCATCTTGAAGTTTACCATGACGTTGTAGAGGCCATTTGCCTGCGCGATGACGTCACCGCCCATCTGTCCTACCTGACTCGGAGGAGTGAGGGCCGCATCCTGCACCGCGCTGTTGATGGACTTTATCGCCATCTCGTAGTCACCGGATGCCGCCTGTTGCGCGAGTTGGCGGTTGGAGCTGGCGATGTACTGTGCTTGCGAGATGTTGTTGTTAAATTGCCTGTTCTGGGTGTCATATGACGCCTGACCCATGGCCGCACCGAGAAGCGCGTTGGCCGCACCTGCCGCCGCGCCTCCGATGTTGCCGCCGAGAAGCTGCCCACCGGCGCCGACAAGACCGGTGCCGAGGTTGACACCCATCTGGAGGCGGTTCAGGTTGTTCGACAGTGCTTGGTTTGCCTGAGAGGTTGACATGGCCCCTTGCGCCTGCTCATAGGAGAGTTGCGTTGCCATGTTCGTCCTGGCAAGCTGCCATCCCGCCGCCTCGTAGGAGTAGGCGCGACTGTATGCGGTCGATGCCATGTAGGTCAGGTAAGAGTTGTTCACGATGGAGAACATCGGGAAGTTCGAGAGCCAAAGCGCGTTAGATAGAGCCTCGTTTATGGGGATGCTCGACGTATGCGTGTTTCCGTAAAAGTCACTCCATGCGACAGAGTAGGCGCCTGCACCTGAGCTGCTACCCCTTCCGCCGTAATTCCAAGGCACGATTCCGACTTTCGCGAACGGGTAAAGCGCACAACAGAACACGGATAAAAGAAGTGTGTCACCGATGAGATATTGAGGCTTAAGGAGCACAGAGACGCCGGTATTCGCCGTGATCTCGAGGAATGAGTACGGGAACACGGTGAACTTGTCATGCTTGACTACAGCGTCAACTGACGCCTTGAGCCTAGAGAAAATGTCGCTGACCTCTCCAAGATGACCATTAGTAGGATCAAGCGTCTGAGACTGAGTCGCATTGATATCGAACGCCGGATACCCGTCAAGACTGACCTGGTGAGTTGCCGTGACGAACCTCTTTGGGAACGAGTAGGCTGCGATGATGCATTGAGTGACCCAGGGATATTTACTCATGTGTCCAAGCCAAGCGACCCAATTTGATGCATCCATCGCATAGACGTTGCATCCTGACGGGATGCCCGCCACATTGGAGCCTCGAGCCGTCACGAGGTTAGGCGCGTTGATGGTGCCGGGGTCTGCCGTGAGGTCGGCAGTTGACATTATGATGACATAGTAGCCGTCATCCTCGGAAAGCGAGAAGCACTCACTATCGACTGTGACGTAATCAGAGCCGACGTCAAGTCCTTCCGGCACGTCGAGATATCGACGCTGCGCATACTGGTAGTTTCCCGCGTCAATCGCCGCACGATAGCCGACGTTAGCCATCGCCACATGGCCGCGCTCGACAAAGCAGCTTCCAAGCTCACACTTGTCCTGATAACTCATCATGACGTCAAGCTGCAACGTGAGGAGGGTAGTCGATGGGGCCACGTAGTCGGCGCGGGAGATGAAGTAATAGAGTCTCGTCTCCTCGTACTTGGGAGAGCGCGGGTTGATGACCTCCACATAGTTGTACGTGTAGGCTGTGGAGTAGGGGATGGGAACCTTGATGGCCTGGGAGGGCTTGAGATAGCTCATGTTCTCGACGGTGTAAGAAAAATACTCTCCAAGCCCGTCGAAGTAGGCGTTTCGCTCATCCACTGAGTCGAAGATCACGACGTCACGATAGCTTGAGTCCCAGTTGACGCGGAGCAGCTTCACGCGGGAGCCTGCCGGCCACCAGTCAGACGTGATGTTTCCGCCGTCGTTGAAGTTTTCGACATAATCAGCCATGAATGATGCCCCCAGTGTAGAAATCTCACTAGGGGCATCATAACATTTCAACAGTTCAGAGACAATTGTTGAAAACTATCACACGAGAGACGTGCTCACATAGAACTTGCCGACGACGCCCTTGTTGATGGAGCTTGTGGCAAGCACCTCAATGTCCGCGGCGATGCCGTCAACCGGGATAAGAGCGCTCTTGCCAATGGTGAGGATGCCGTTGCGATCAATGTGCGTGTCGCTCGGGGCAAGGGCGTAGCGCTTGCCGGAGCCGTCGTATGCGGAGATCTTCCACTCGACGGAGCTAAGATCATAGCCGGTGTCGGCACCCTGCGTGCCGGTGCCGGTCGCGATGAGACGCACGGAGCCAGGAGCGGTGAACTTTGCAGGGCTTTCATCAGTGCCATCGCCGGAGATATAGCCCACGCGCGCATTCTCGTCCATCGTGATGGTGATGCCGGTAACGTTCGCCGGGGTATTGCCAATCACGGTGCTCGCATCCGTGGAGAAGCGCACGGCAGGGACGAAGCGGGAATACGAGTAGATGCCCCAGTGATGGTAGAAATAGTTCTGGCTGAGGTTGCACGGGTTGATGGGCGCCGGCTGCATGGTGAGGAGCGTGTCG